TATAAAAAATATCAAATTTATACTAATCAGATTTAATTTTGATTAAAAGTATTTCTGTTTTTAATTATATCTAAATGTATTTTTTCAATAAGTATAAGAACCTGGTCTTGTTCTTGTTCTTGTTCTGTTTCTTTTTCTGGAACTTTACTTTGTATAAATGTCTGCAATTGTTTGAATATAGATTTGACTATTATTGAAGACCAATAAAAATTGAGTAAAATAAAAACAAATATAACACAAATAAATACTTTGTTTATAAATAGTCCATCAACAAGTAGTATGTTATAAAATTCTTTATTAAAAATGATATTTTTTAACAATGCATAACAACGAAAATAAATAAATGTTACTGTAAACAATACATCTATAATTTTATCCAATATTTTTATAACACTAGGGATAGTATTAGCAGTACTTTCACGTTTTTTTATATATTCCTTGATCCAGAAACGAAAGTTTAAAAATATTGTACTTATTTCAAACAACATAAGGTTATAAATAACATCTGGTGCTATTTGAATTCCAATAAAAAGAGCCCAAATTATTAATAATATGGATAATATATGATGAAATATAATCTCATAACAAGTTTTCTTTTCAGACTTGATTAAGATTAAATAAATAGTTATAAATGAATCAATAACTAGAAATGGTATAAATATATATAATGCCAATTTAAAAAATAATGAAATATCCTTAGTTTTACTATATTGATACATAAACCATAAACAAAATACTGCATTAATTAATGATAGAACATTTGAAATATTATGTATGTCAGTGTTAGTCCATATAAATTTTAAAAAATCTATAATTCCGTTATTTTCCAAAACACCAAGTATACATTTAATCATTTATACAATTAAAATAATTAAATATGTAATATTTTACTAATTACCTTTAACTTTTACCTACCAGTCCATACCTTTACCTACCGGTCCATACCTTTACAACAGATCCAACAAGTTTTTTATTATTAAAGTCATTAATGTATTCGCCATAGTTATATCCAAATGCTTTGTAATGACTATGAATAGTACCAAATAAAGATTTTAATGATACAACTTGGGGATATTCAGCAAAGAATAGTAACCCAAGAATTCGTTCTAAGCCACATCTATCCATTCTACATTTTATTACATTGACTAAATTAGTTATTGCATATTTTGATTCTATATTCATTAAAAAACTATGATTTATATAACATATGCCACCAAAAACCAAATTAAAATTTTCTTTTTGAGTTAGACCTAATATATTTATTTCACTACCTGTTAACTTTTTTTTAAGAATCAAGTTATTTTTTAAAAAGGATGATAAACGTAATAAATTGCTGAGATGTTCTTTATCATATTGCCAATGCCAAAATGGCATAACAGGCATTTTGAATGTTTCAAATGGGATCCTTTTATGAAAGAATACACTATCGTGAATAATGACAGCATTTTCAAACCATTTATGTCTTATATAATACACATATGGTAACAATTCACCTCTTCCCGGATATTCTGATTGTATAATCTCTAAATTTTTATAGTTAAAGTGCGCTTTTACAAAACCATAATTACTATTGTCATCAATAACAATTATTTTTCTATAAGGATAATTTGACCTAATAAGTTTTACACAATGATTCCAATATTCATTTGTTGTTTCCGAATTAACGTGTCTTGTTATTATGAAGCCAAAACTCATTCTATATTAAATATTAATATAAAATAAATTATTTACAATTATATAAAGTATTTTACAAATAAAATAACTTGCACGATTGTTATTAATTAAAATTGGTTTACAAAATATATGACGGTAAATCGTCAATATTTATAATTAGTTCACCCTTTGGTACAAGGAGTCTGTGAGACAAGAATTCGCTAAACTCTGGACGGTCTAACTGGGCGACAGGTGTATGATTGTGGACGCATCTGGCAATCATTTTATATAATTTGAAGTCAGGGTAACGCTCTGTACCATTATTTTTATAGAGCACATTGATGCCATTATCATCAATACACCATTCAACAATCAACTTAACAATTGGTTCACACTCACCCAAGTTCTTTATATCATCAATGTCGTCAACTACATAATCAAATATGGAGCAAGCTAGACGACACAAATCAAAACTGAAATTGGGTTCTAGTCGAGGCTTCTTGTCATTGAAGTAGGGTTCGGTATTATATTGGGTCGCTGCATCACCACCAAGTTGAAAACTGTCGCTGCAAAATACCTTGCCGCCAAATTTATAAATAGCACGACCAAAGTCAATGATTTTGAATATTTTCCCAAAAGTAGGTACCTTATAATACTTCTTCTTGTAGCAATAATAAATGTGTTTCTTGTTAGTAGTAACATACATGACATTGTTTGTATGTAAATCGTTGTGGGTAAATGAAAAGGATTTCTGATATGTAATTAGAATCATAATGATTTGCATTAATGCAGCAAACCATTCGTCGTGACTTAGTTCATTGTTCATAATTAGGTCATCAAAAGTGCTTTCACAATTTTCCATACAAATAACTTGTACTGGAAACTGTGGAAATGTTAGCAACAATGTTTCCTCTTCAATGTCAGAGTAATCACTTGAATGTTCTGAGTCAGCACCAGATTTAGAGTCAGATTTATTAGACCCAGATTTAACAAGTTCATCACACTCATCACATTCACCACTTGATAACTCATTATGATTTTCATTCTCATTCTCATTTTCAGTATCATTCTCATTTGTATGTGAGGTTCTTGAAGAACAAGTAGAACCTGATTTTAGTGTCTCGGACTTTTTCTGGTCCATAATATTAAATTCACTCGAATTCATAATATCAACTAACTCAGCATTCATATGTTTAACATCAGCAAGAGTAATATGACTGCTAGACGAAATACTATTTTCAAATATATTATCAAAAATGGTGTCATCAATTGATTTAGCAGATAATACTGATTTTTGAGAACCATTCATAATATTCAAAGGTCGCAATGCCTTTACACCATCATCGTTTGTTATTAAATGACTATAATCATCCACATTAAACAATATATTTTGTTTTTTATTGAAGAATTCAGATGTAATTAAATAATCCAAATCATCAATAATGTTTACCTTGTAGTTGTTTTTAATAGCCAAAAACGAGCCATAATAATCAACACCGTGAATAAAACTGTGACTGTTTAACATCTGACTTGTTAGGAAACAAAAGAAGCCGTCAATATATGAGGAATTGTTAGTATCTTCAATTTTAGGATGCACTCTTATACTCTTGTCAAATGATGGTAAATTAAATAGTTGTTCATCTGTGTGATTGTATTTACCAACAATGTATTTGAAAGGATCTAGCAAAGGTGCCATTTTAAAGAAGACCTTCTGAGTCATTGTAAAGTCTTCAATATCTGAAATATTCTTCAATTTGCAATTGAATATGTTCTCAGATTTGTCGCCATCTTTCTCTTTAATGTCGGATAATGACCATAAATGATTCAAATTAATCGAGTTGTAATTTGTATTATTTAATGAGAAGAAACGGTCATAAATTGGAATATAGTTCTGCACGTTTGACAGGCTAGTTTTTTTGTTAGTTTGAAACTTTGAAAAGAGGTTTATATTCTTCCTCTTTTGATAATTAACACTAAACATTGTTGTCATTAGCTATTTAAAATATTAATATTAGAAATATTTAACTCATTTTCCTAAACTTCAACCTTTAAGAAAGGTTTTGCGAAGCTAAGAGCCAAACATTATATTTGAGGTTATTTGTGTTTCAAATTTAAAAAACTTTTATAGTCGTATTAATATAATGAATTTAGAGCTAAAGCGTTTTGATATGAAAAGTATTAGTTTCAAGCCTAATGAATCTAAGGGTCCTGTTGTGGTTTTAATCGGTCGTCGTGACACTGGTAAATCATTTTTGGTCAGGGACCTTCTCTATTATCAACAAAGTATTCCAATTGGTACTGTTATATCTGGAACTGAAGAAGGTAACGGGTTTTATGGTGCATTAGTACCAAAATTGTTTATTCACAATGAATACAATACTGCAATCATTGAGAACATTTTGAAGCGCCAACGGCAGGTGTTGAAACAGATTAAGCGAGAAATGGAGCAATTTAAACGCACCACAATTGACCCCCGTACCTTTGTGATTTTAGATGATTGCTTGTATGACAACACGTGGGCCAGAGATAAGATGATGCGGCTTCTTTTTATGAACGGTAGACATTGGAAGGTGATGTTAATCATCACAATGCAATATCCGTTAGGCATTCCACCAACGCTAAGAACTAACATCGATTACGTTTTTATTTTAAGAGAGCCGTATATTGCCAATAGAAAGCGCATTTACGAGAATTATGCCGGTATGTTCCCTACATTGGAGTCATTTTGCCAAGTGATGGATCAGTGTACTGAGAATTATGAATGCCTAGTGATAAATAACAACGCCAAATCTAACAAGCTGCAAGACCAAGTGTTCTGGTACAAAGCAGATGCGCACAATGACTTCAGATTGGGGTCCAAGGAGTTCTGGGAACTATCCAAATCTATTAATGATGATGAAGAGGACGAGCAATATGACCCAAATAATGTGAAGAAACGAGGACAAGGGCCAAAAATTGCGGTTAAAAAGTCAAAATGGTAAATAATCAAATTTACAAAAAGAACATAAATGTAATGGCAAATGTGGATACTATTTGTAGAGTAATAATAGCTCTAGACAAAAAATTCTTGCATTTAATGTCAACATATGCAGTGGTCGTCTGAAAATTAATTGACATAATTAAGGCAATCCACATTTTGTGATTAACAAACTGGCTTCTTGGAAACCCTGATTGTATAAAAAAGTTGTCATCAAAGTCAACTAACAAAATGTAATAAATTATAGCAAAAATAAGCGTACTTGAGAGTTGCAAAGCAAATAGATTAAAGTATTTTACATACGAGTCTGGTACAAGTCCAAAGAAATTGCCAAAAATGCAGGCATCCTCATATAGTTTTGGTTTCTGTGTTTTAGTATTTTTATCAGAATTTGTATTTGTAGTCTCGTCATCATTGTTGTTTGTATTGTTATTGCTCATTTAAAATATTACAATATAAAATATAAAATCAAAATTATTATATTTTATTTAATTCAGTTCAGTTCCTAAATAACGCATCAAAGACAAAAATAAATTGTATTTTAATCAACATGCTCCATACTATCAGAATCAGATTCCTTCTTTATAGCAAAAGGACCGCTGAGCAACTCAGACCTACCGTAATCTGATTGACCAATGACAATATTGTCACCATCAAATAACTCACTGCGGATATCAGCAGCTGAAATTGCATCATTCTTAGAAAACTTGGCATCCTCGGCACCAATTAGGTTACCGTCCTTGTCAATATCCTGAGTAATGGTACTTCCGTGCTTCTCAGCATTCTTCTTATTATCATCAATAGCCTTCTGCTTGGTCTCCTTAACACGCTGCTCGAATGCGGTCTTGGCAACCGACTCATTCTTCTGCTTCTCCTGCGCCAACTGGTTAAGCTCCTCCTCCATATACTCAACACGACCAGTCTTGTAAGCCTCAGGGTCCCAACAGAGCCATTGACCAACAGGCCCAACAAAGACATCAAAACTAGAATCAGTCTCTCGCAACAACTTAGCACGCATTTCAGCCTCCTCTTGAGTTGCAAAATTGCCTCTAGACTTGAAGCCTCTCACAGAGGTCTGGAAGTTGTGCTTGATATTGAACTGCTTCTCCATCTCCTCCTCATTCTTATCCAAAAAGGTCTTGTAGTCGTCCTCAATAGAAGAGCTAATAATGTTCTCCCTTTCCTCCTTAACAAATCCCTCATAGTCCTTTATCACATCCTCAAAATTCAACTTGTACTTAAATGATACAAAATTTAGAAATTGGTGAAACTTCTCCATTGATTTAGTGAATTCCCACTTCTTTAGGAATGATTCAAAAAAGAACATTTCCTTTTGCTTCAAAATCTTCTCGGGAGTAATAAACGAAAAACAACCAAATTGTTGACCTGCGATGGGCTTGTCTAGTTCTAAAAGATCAACATATTTAGGGTTCTCTGAACCATCCTTTCTTAACTTTCGTTCAAATGCCAACTTTTTGGCAACATTCGATTTAGATTTTCCACTCATTATATATTTATTTAGTTATTCGTTTTAAGTTTTAATTTGCATAATTATTATTTAATTTATATTTCAAAAATAAATTCTTATTTTTTTCTTTTTTATTTATATAGAATGGCTATGTTTAATGTCGCTGAACTTGTTAAGAGAATTGTTAAGTACTTGATTGAGGGTTTAATGGTTGCTATTGCAGCCTTTGCTATTCCCAAGAAATCTTTGAATATGGAGGAGATTATTCTGCTTGCATTAACTGCTGCTGCTACCTTCGCCATCTTGGACACATACATTCCTAGTATGGGTGTATCTGCACGCACTGGTGCCGGATTCGGTATTGGTGCCAACTTGGTCGGTTTCCCAGGTGGACTCTAAAATCCACCTTTTTTCAACCTTTTAAAAGGTTGAGCCAAACATATGAAATATAAATAATTTGTTCATTTATATTTCTTAACAGTTGTTTCTCTTAACCAGTAAATAAATTATCCAAACATCTGTCGCATCTCCGAGTAAGTCATATTGCGTCCAGTTTGCTCCTTAAACATATCAGCCCCCGCCTGCAATCTGCCAACTAAAGCATCTGGATTATTCAATAATGCTATTCCTTCTTGCATCGTCTTTGGATTTACATCAGTTTCAATTTTCTTCATAATTGCTTGCAGATTTGGTTCAGTAGGTTTGATATTATTATTGGTATTATTATTATTGATATTGGTATTATTTGTCTCGGACATTTTATATATAACATAGGCTAATAACCTTTATATTTGTTGAATATATATTTTCTCAATAAATATATATTATGGATAAAGGTAAACTAACATTAGCCGATTTGGCAGTTTCTCCAAGATCTAGGTCTAGGTCAAAATCTCCAAAATCTAAATCTAGGTCTAAATCTTCAAAATCCAAGTCTAAATCTAGGTCCAAGTCTAAATCTAGGTCATCTTCTGGTTCATCTGGTTCTAGGTCCAACCCAATGGCAAAAACACGAAGACACGGTGATAATCGTCACCCCTTATCAGTTACCCAAGGACCTGGATACGGTGATTTGGCAAAGACACGAAGACACGGTGATAATCGTCATCCTCTCTCTTATACAAAAGGACCAGGATATGGTGATTTGGCAAAGACACGAAGACACGGAGACAATCGTCATCCTCTAGATATAACAAAAGGTCCTGGATATGGAAAATAATAAAAAATATAATAATATATTATGGATAATAAGACAAAAATAAATACAAAAAAATATAAAAAATGTAATAAAACTAAAAAAAATATTAAATGTTGTACATTTATTCAAATATTTTGGGATTTATTGATAAAATTAAGAACAACATATATATTTGGATTACCTGGAGCAGGATTAGATTTTTTAGTAAAAAAAATACCATCAAATATAAAATGGATTAATCTGCATAATGAAATTCAAAATGGATTTGTTTCACAAGCATATGGCAGTTATAAAGGAGATGTTGGTATCTTATTTTTATCATCAGGTCCTGGGTTTACAACAGCAATATCTTCATTGTATAATGCTCTTAAAGAATCACAACCATTATTAGTTGTAACTATGTTTGATAACAGCAAAGATGCTTTTAATTTTCAA